AAAGGCAGTGGCGTTATTTACTAACCTGTTGAAAAACAGCCAAGTAACTGACTCTCTGACAACCGGGCAAACGCCCATCTAATAGGGAAAAATCATGAGTAGCATCGATAATGACATTCGCGCTATCGCTCTTCAAATTTTTGAGAGTCTCAATACTCCGCGCGCTCTGGCAGCATACATGCTGTTGGAGCACAACGAGTTGGAACAGCTGATCAATAAAGATTGCCGTCCAGACGAGTATCCGTGGGACCCCGAGGGGGCCCGTCAGTACAAAGCTGACTATCAGGCGTTTGCTTTACTTAAGAAGAACGAATCTATACAGATCGACGGGGTTAATCCTCGAGCGGCTTGTATACAGACGTTCCTCCGATGTGAGCACAAATGCATGATAACAAACTATGACCTAAAAAACTTAGAAATGAACGCCATATGGGCTTACGACGGGCTAGCTAGCCCCAGTGACCTAATGGAATTCATCTATACGCTCGGCGTCGCAAAGAAATTTGCACGTCGTATTTTAGGTAGGTTACCGGATTTCCCACAAGGAGATTTCGGACCTGGTACTTCCTTTGAGTCAAAAATAATAAAAGAGTGTCGCGAGCTCTTGATCTACCGACGGAATGAGATTTGTTTAACGAGTCTCACTAAAAAGGCTAAGAAAAAGGGTGGTAATTCCAAAAGAAAAATCACCTCAGATACTAAGCCCCCGTTGAATATTGATCATGCTATCACAGCATATGACAAAATCGCTTACGGATGGGGTTCTACTCAGCCGTGGGGAGATATGACCGAGTGTTTTTTAACGAACACTCCATATTTCAACATTGCTAAGAAGGCCCATGTCGACAATGATTCGCGTTTATATAGAGGCAACAGGTTTGGCACTGTCCCAAAGACAGCAAAAACCGATCGCCCTATATGTGTAGAACCAGGTCTTAACCTGTTCTGTCAAAAGGCCTTAGGAAAGGTCTTGCGCAATCGCCTATCGTCATTTGGTTTAGATTTAGATAGCAACCAAGTTGTTCATCGCCATCTGGCCAAAGTTGGGTCCCGCAGCGGGGCCTACGCGACGATAGACTTGTCGTCCGCTTCCGATACCGTATCACGAGAACTCGTGCGGATATTGCTACCAAAAGAATGGTATGAGGCCTTATCGTACTGGCGGAGTCCTATGACTCTCGTTGACGATCTGTGGCTCCATAACCAAAAATTCAGTAGTATGGGGAACGGTTATACGTTTGAACTTGAAACATTAGTTTTTGCTTGTTTGGTCGCCGCTTGCGGTGGCCAATTAGGTGAAGACTCCTTCGTTTTTGGTGATGACATAATTGTCCCTACGGAAATAGCTAGTAAAGTTATAGCAACTTTACAGATCGCAGGTTTTTCCCTCATGAGGAGAAAACCTTTGTATCTGGTCCATTTAGAGAGAGTTGTGGTGGCGATTTCTTCCTAGGTATAGACGTACGTCCGTACTTTTGGAAAAAGGCCCCGAAAAACCCCTCTGATTGGATTTCGATACATAACGGTATATTGGATCGCATCGGCCCTATACGGGCTTTACGTGCGGTTACCAACATGATACCGAAGAACGATCGGCTATATGGTCCTCCACACCTTGGTGACCTTGTCTTACATGGTTCTAGCGAATCATGGATAGTCAGGTCATGGGAGTGTCAGCTGTCGATTAAAGTGCTATCACCCATACCGGTCTTCGTACGAAGATCCCGTTATAAAGGTGAGGTACAATTAGCGTCAGCCTTAGGAGGCTATCGGAGCACCCTGCAACCTCGTGATGAGGTCGCTGGTTATGCACACAAGTGGATACCACTTCTCGG